ACAAGGGCAAGAAGCTCGACCCGTACAAGGAGTACGAGGCAAACATCTGGGTGATCGGTCCGTTCGTCATCAAGGCGATCCTGAACCCCGACCCACTCGGCCGTCGTCCCTACGAGATCGCTCAGTGGGTTCCGATCCCTGGCAGCTTCTGGGGCTCCGCCCTGCCCGAGCAGATGCGCGACACCCAGGTGCTGTGCAACGCCGCGGCTCGATCGCTGGCCAACAACATGGGCATCGCCTCTGGTCCGCAGGCCGAGGTCCACGTCGACCGCTTGCCTGACGGCGAGGACGTCACCTCGATGTTCCCTTGGAAGATTTGGCAGACCACGTCTGACCGCACTGGCGGTGGCCAGCCTGCCGTCCGGTTCTTCCAGCCGAACATGAACGCCGAGGCGCTGATGAGCGTCTACCAATACTTCAGCCGCCAGGCCGACGAAGTCACGGGCATCCCGAACTACGTCTACGGCAACACAGGTGGCGGTGGCGTGGGTCGCACGGCGTCTGGCCTGAGTATGCTCATGGACAACGCAGCCAAGGGCATCAAGGCGGCGATCGGTTCGATCGACACCGTGGTCGCTGCACTGGTCGAGCGCCTGTACATCCACAACATGATCTACGACGCTGACGCTGCGTGCAAAGGCGACTTCAAGGTCATCGCCCGTGGCGCAATGGGTCTGGTTGCCAAGGAGCAGCTCCAGGTTCGTCGCAACGAGTTCTTGCAGGCGACGGCCAACCCTGTCGACCTCCAGATCATCGGCCCGATGGGTCGCTCTTACCTGCTGCGCGAAGTGGCCAAGAGCCTCCAGATGGACACCGACAAGCTGGTGCCTACCACCGAGCAGATCGAGTTCCGCCAGCAAAAGCAGATGGCCGAGCAAATGATGCAGCAGGCCCAGATGATGGGTGGCCCGCAACAGCAGGCCAAAGCACCAATGACACTAGACGCTGCTGGCAATCCCGCAGGCGGCGAAGCCAACCTCATGCAATAAGGAGCCAACATGGCATTCAAACCATTCGCAGGCAAGCAGACCAAGAAGGAAGAAATGGCCGAAGCAAAGGCCGTGAAGTCCGGCAAGGTCACGCCCGCCCAATACGCCGCCAAGGAAAAAGCCGAAGGCGACTCCAAGTCCAAGGGTGCCCTAATGGCCAAAGGCAAAGCCCTGGCCAGCGGCAAGATGTCCCCCAAGCAGTACGCCGACAAGGCGACTGGCAAGCCAAAGAAGTGAGGTGACACATGGGATTCGTACCTGACTGGTCTCGCCAGAACATGAAGAAGACCGGAGCCTCCGGTCCCACCACCACGCCCAGCCGCAAGGACTGTGGCCCACTCTTTCACAGCGCCCCTGCCCCACAGAGCAAGAGCATGGCCAAGCCTCTGCGCCTGGCTGACGGCGACACCGAAGAGTCTTACAAGGCTCGCGGCCTCGAGGCGTCCAAGGGTGAGAGCGTCGGCTTCTTCGAGCGCATGCGCATGGGCAACATCGACCAGCCTGGTAGCGAGGCGTACAACCGCTTCGGCGCTGGTCGGGGCAGGATGGACAGCGAAGCGGCCAGCGAGGAGTTGGCAATCCGCTCCTCAACTCGCTTGACACCCCCTGCTGCGGCTCCCGTAGAAGTGAAGGCTACCGACGACCTCGGCGCATTCAACGAGGCAGGCTCCGGCGACAACACCCCTGCGTATTCCTTGGCGTCAGAAGCCTCGAGCCCCACTGCCCGGTCCACAGCGCCAGCTCGTCGCCGCGCAACGTCTTCGGTATCTGGCTCAACCACACGCGCATCCGCGCCTGATGAGTCTGCTGCTGAGTCCAAGCGCCTGAGCAGCAAGTCAATGAGCAACGACCAGAGCGCTGCCGAGACCAATCGCTTGATGGGCTACAAGGTCCGCACCACTGCGCCAGCAACAAGCCCTCGTGGCCAAGACCGCATCCTGCGCGACACCCGCCCAGGCGAGGTCGATCCAAAAACATTGCTGCCTAAGCGCTGATGCTTTCAAAACCACCAGCTAGAGTTATCGCAGCGTTGGCATCCTTGGATGGCAACAGTGAGTTCGAGGAAGTGTGTAAGTGGCTCGACGAGTCGTTGAGCGAGATACGCACCCTCAATGATTCCACCCGGGATGAAGTTCAGACCAGGTGGAACCAGGGAGCATCCCAGGCAATCAGTGAGCTTCTCGAAAAGAAGCGAGCCGCCCGGGACACGCTCTACAAGATGAAGTGATTCGCCCCGTCGGGGCAACCCGCCTGTCCAGCAGCGGCATTTGCTGGCACCGAGAACACCGGATCAACCGTAAGGGAAAACCCTAATAGGGCTCCCAAAGGAATGTGAAGGCTCTAGGAGAAAAAATTGAACCTACCACGCGCCGTCATTGAGGCGGAAAGAAAGGCAGAAGAAGCTCTTCAACGACTGCAACAGGCTCGACAGCCGCAGCAGCCACAAGCCGATGGGACGCCACCCGTCGTGCCGAATCCGGAGTTGCCCACTATGGTGACCCCGAGCGAACAGACAGCGCAAGCACCCGCTGCAACCCCTACCACCCCGGCCGCGCCCGCAAGCGCAGAGGGAGACGAGAAGTGGGAAGCGCGATTCAAAACGCTGTCCGGCAAGTACAACGCCGAAGTTCCGCGACTGCATGCTGCGATCAAGGAGCGTGATTCAAAGTTGAATAGCCTGACCGAAGAGGTGGAAGCGTTGAAGGTACGGATGGCTGCTCCGCAAGAGAAGCTGGTCAGTACCGAAGAGGTGAGTGAGTTCGGCGAACCACTCGTTGATCTGATCCGCCGCGCAGCTCGTGAAGAGGTGCAGGCGAAGGACGGCGAGGTCAAAGAACTCCAGCGAAAGCTGGAATCGCTGATGGGTGCAACAAACGCCAACGTGGAAGTCAGCTTCTACGACCGGCTCGCGTCGCAAGTGCCTGACTGGCAGACCATCAACGACGACCCAGAGTTCCACACCTGGCTGAGTGAAGTCGATGACCTCACTGGCTCACAACGTCAAGACATCCTGTCGCAGGCCGAAGAGAAGCGCGATGCAGATCGTGTTGCCAGATTCTTCAAAGCGTTCAAGAAGGTTCACCAAGACAGGTCGGCAGAAAGCTCGGCCTCGTTGGAATCGCAAGTGGCTCCTGAAGCCACACGGACTCCAGATGTCCCCAAGGGGAAGAAGCTCTGGACCCGTGCTGAGATCGCAGCGTTCTACGCAGCAGATCGTCGCGGCGCTTACACCGAGGAGCAGGCTTCTGCCATTGATGCAGAAATCCAGTCCGCCATTCGCGAACAACGAGTGCGATGACGGACACAGCTCTATGAGGTATTGATATGTCAGTTGCAGTTTCTGGCGACCGTTACGGCGCAGGTTCCGGTGTTGACTCCTACAGCGGCGCTTCCGGCTTCATCCCTGAAGTCTGGTCGGGCAAGCTCCAGGTCAAGTTCTACAAGTCCACCGTGTTGGGCGAGATCACCAACAACGATTGGGAAGGCGAGATCAAGGGCCAAGGCGACAAGGTCCACATCCGCACCATCCCAACCATCAACATCAGCAACTACACGAAGGGTATGAACCTGACGTCGCAAGTTCCTACCAGCACTCCGCTGGAACTGAACATCGACAAGGGCAAGTACTTCCAAGTCGTTTTGGACGACGTGGATGAAGTGCAGGCCGACGTCAAGCTGATGGACATCTTCACCAACGACGCAAGTCAGCAGATGAAGATCGCCATCGACGGCGACGTCCTGGGCTCTGTGTACGCAGACGCTGCTGCCGCCAACAAGGGTGCCACCGCTGGTGCCATCTCTGGCGACATCAACCTGGGTGCCGTGGGCGCTCCTCGCGCAGTCACCAAGGACAACGTCCTGGACATGATCCTGGACATGGGCCAGGTGCTGGACGAGCAGAACGTGCCTGAAGACGGCCGCTGGATGGTGTTGCCCGCCTGGATGGCAAGCATGATCAAGCGCTCTGACTTGAAGCAGGCCTACTTGACCGGTGACAGCGTGACCCCGCTGCGCAACGGCAAGATCGGCATGATCGACCGCTTCACCGTGTACATCAGCAACAACCTGTCCAAGGTCACCGACCTGGGCTCGGACGCTGCTGCTGGCGGCACTGGTGGCGCAGCCGACAAGTCGGCCTGGAACATCATGGCTGGCACTCGTGACGCCATCTCGTTCGCTTCGCAGATCACCAACGTCGAGAGCCTGCGTGCTCAGACCACGTTCGGCAACATCATGCGCGGCCTGAACGTGTACGGCTTCAAGACCACCAAGCCTGAAGCTCTGGTTGCTGGCTACGTTTCCAAGTAATCACGTCAACCCGTGAAGGGGGGAGGGGGTAACTCCCCTCCCTTTTTTTATGCACAAACTCCTCAAGCAAAAGACAACTGGCCACATCTACATGTGGACCGACAACCTCGCTGCTCGCGACGACATGGAGGACTACGCCCCTGCTTCCGAGCCTGCGCAAGCGCCAGAAAACACCAGCGAGAATCAGGCCACTACCAGCGCGGAAGTGCCGCCAGCCCCGGAGCTGGAGGCTGCTAAGGCAGCTTTTCGCAGACAGGTCACACGGGCTCCACGTAAGCCCAGAACGGCAACGAGTGAAGCATGAAAGTCTCTGACGTAATTTCACGCGCAAGGTATCTGCTCAATGACACCGATCCCAGCCTTCGGCGCTGGGAGGATGAAGAGCTGATCCTCTGGACCGACGACGCGCAACGCGCCGTTGCTGTCGCCAGGCCCGACTCGAGCCCGTCTCAGCGCGTGGTTACGTTGACGGCAGGTACCAAGCAAGCCACCCCGGAAGACTGCTTCAAGCTCATGGACGTCGTGCGCAACGTGGCTCAAGACGGCCTCACCCCAGGTCGCGCCATCCGCATGATCGAGCGTGAAGTCCTCGACCAGTTCGACCCAAGCTGGCACACCGCTGCCGCCAAAGCAGAGGTCCGCCACTTCACCGTGGATGACCGCTCCCCCAATACCTACTTCGTCTACCCGCCAGCACTGGCCGGTACGAAGATCGAGGTGCTCCTGTCCCAGCGCCCCGCCACTGTCGATTCTTTGACAGATGACCTGGCGATGGCCGACATGTACTTCGACCCGATCGTCGATTGGGTCATGTACCGCTCCTACGGCAAGGACACCGAGTACACCGCCAATCCCGCGCAGCAGGCCGCATACCTGGCTGCATTCGCCAACAAGCTGGGCGTCAAGCTCACCAAGGACAACGCCTACTCCGCGATCATCAACCGCGCAGGCGGTATGCCCAACACTGCTGCCGTGCAGCTCGGGGGTGTCGCATGACGAACTACGAGGCGTTCTTCCCCTACGTGCTGACCGAGGTGCCTGGTGCGCCAGAGCCCGTTGTCCTGCTGGCCATCCGCAGCGCCTGCATCGAGTTCTGCGAGAAGAGCCTCGTGCTCACCCGCGACCACGACCCGATCACGATGGTGCCCAAGGTCTGCGACTACGACCTCGAGCCGCCCACCGGCTACCTGGTGGTGAAGGTCCAGAAGGCCTGGGTCGAGAACAACCCGATCGACCCGATGGCCCCCGACGTGGTGCGCGAGGCTTCGGTCTACAACCGCCTCTTCTCCTCGTACAACACCGGCACCGGCAGCACTCCGCAAGCCTACCTCCAGAAGGAGGAGCGCTCGATCAGCGTGTGGCCTCTGCCCGATCGCCGCTACCCGAACGGCCTGACCCTTCGCGTGGCGCTCAAGCCCACCCGTGCATCCACCGGGATCGACGACGTCATCTTCGAGGACTACGCCGAGGTGATCGCCTCCGGAGCTCTTCATCGCCTGATGTCGAGTGCTGGCAAGGCGTACACCAGCCCAGAGCTGTCCGCGGTCCACAAGGGCAAGTTCGATCAGGGTGTGAACGTCGCCCGCAGCCGCGCCCTGCACGGCAATACGCGCTCGAACCTGAGCGTGAAGTTAAGGAAGATTTGAGATGGCCGACAAGATCAAGCTCGTTCAAGGCGACACCCGCCCTGCCCTGGTCTGCACGATCACGGACGACACCACCGGCCAGCCGATCAACATCACTGGCGCAACCCTGGCGCTGAAGTTCCGTGCCGCTGGCGCTGACACCCTTCAGGCAACCGTCCCGGGCTCAGTCACTGATGGCGCTGCTGGCCAGGTTGCGTTCTACCCGGCGTCTGCCCCGGCAATGCTGCAAGGCGAGCCAGGCGAGTACGAGGGTGAGATCGAGATCACCTTCGCTGACGGCCAGGTCCAGACCGTGTTCGACCTGCTGAAGTTCAAGGTGCGCGGAGACTTCTGATGGCGATCAAGGTCACCGGCAACACCACGGCTACATCAGTCGCTTCGGCAAAGCCGAGGGCGAGTGTGGTTGTGGTCGACCCTGTGACCAGTGTGAGCTACTCGATCGCGGCGTCCAGCATCGCCTACGTCGAGCTCGGCGTCTCAGCAGAGCTGGACACCAGCGGCCTGTTCAAGTTCATCCCTGACTCGGTCGTCACGACTGACCAGCTCGTCTTTTCCCTATCGAAGCCTGCGCAGGATTCGTTCTCGCTGGCCGATGCCTCGACCCTGCTTGTCGACAAGGCTCTCGGGGACCAGGTCTCTTTCGAGGACAGCCTCCTTGTCACCCTGATCTTCCTGCGCGACTTCGCGAACCAGTACGACCTCAGCGATGAGCTGGTGCTGGACATCGCCAAAGCCGCCGTCGACTCGGTGATCGTCTCTGATGCGCTTGCGCTCTCACTGGATAAACCTTTCGCAGACGTCCAGGCGCTGGCTGATGCGGCGTCGATCGCCACGGCGAAGGCACTGGCGGACTCTTACTCGCTGGATGATGCCGCGACCCTGAGCTACAGCAAGCTTGTAGCTGACGCTTCTGAGATGGTCGACCTGATTGTCTTCTCGATCGAGAAGGCGCTCAACGACAGCCAGCCAGTCATCGACGATCTCGCCTTCAGCCACAGCAAGGAGCTGTCTGACGGCTTCGCAATGAACGACGGATTCGGAGCCACTGACGGCCTCGACTTCTCGCTCTCCACCACCTTCAGCAACGTCGCTTTCATCAGCGACGAGGCAACCCTGTCCACCGCGCCCGCGTTCGCTGACTCAGTTGGCGTCACGGACAGTGGATTCATTCTGTCCCAAGACTACTGTGACCTGACGTACTTCGCCCAGGACTACGTAGGCACCGCAATTTCTTTCTAAGGAGCATCCCATGATTAACGACACCATCAAGATCACGGGCGATGTCCAGATCACGCTGTTCGATGAGAGCGGCAACGTCAAGGACACCCGCCAGATCAAGAACCTGGTGGTCTCCGCTGGCAAGGCCTTCATCGCCGCCAGCATGTTGAAGACCACCACCAACTCCCCTGTGGCGATGACCCACATGGCTGTTGGCACAACCTCCACCGCCGCCTCTGCTGGCGACACCGCCCTGGGTGGTGAGGCTGGCCGCGTAGCTCTGGCTTCCGCAAACGCTGCCGCCAACGTGGTGACCTACACCGCCAGCTTCCCTGCTGGCACGGGCACTGGCGCTTTGGTTGAGGCTGGCATCTTCAACGCTGGCTCCAGCGGAACCATGCTGTGCCGCACCACATTCGCTGTGGTGAACAAGGGCGCTGCCGACGCAATGGCCATCACTTGGACCATCACCGCTTCTTGATTGGATAGCTGAATGGCAACCATCGTCACCCGCGCTGGCAAAGGGTCTCCGCTGACCAACGCGGAGGTCGATGCCAACTTTACCAATCTGAACGCTGACCTTGCTCTGTACCTCCAGAAAGCTGGCGGTACTGTCACTGGCCTGCTGTCGATTACAACGGCCTCACTGGCAACGCCATTTGAGCTGATCCGCAACTCCACGCAGAACATCGGTGGCAAGTTCGCCAACACGAACTACACCACGTTCTTCGGTCTTGGCAACGCCAATGGCGAGATGCGAGTTGGCTCCAGTGCCGACCTCCAGGGCAGCGGCAACATCGTGTTGCACGCCGCAAACGTGGGCAGCTACGCGCCCTCGCTGACTGGCTCTGGCGCATCAGGAACGTGGGGCATCGCGGTCACAGGCAACGCAGGCACCGCCACGACATTGCAGACAGGCCGGACCATCGGCATGACTGGCGATGTCTCGTGGACGAGCTCGAGCTTCAACGGCTCTGCGAACGTAACGGGCACAGCCACCCTTGCGAACAGCGGCGTCACTGCTGGCACCTACTCCAAGGTGACCGTTGACGCGAAAGGCCGCGTAACCACAGGCGCATCGCTCGACTCGGCAGACCTTCCCACCTACACCGGCACACTGACATCTGGTCAGGTCACGGCGGGTCTTGGGTTCACACCATACAACGCGACCAACCCTTCCGGTTATATCGACACCAACGGCACCGCACGCGTCATCGTTGAAAGCAACGGCAGCCTCATCGGCACTCGCCGCGCACTGAACTTCATCCCAGGCACCGGCATCAGCCTGAGCATCACCGATGACGCCGCGAATGAAGAGGTGGACATCACCATCACCTCAACGGTGACTGGTGGCGTGAGCAGCTTCAACACCCGCACTGGCGCGGTGACCCTGTCGTCCACCGATGTGACGACTGCGCTCGGCTTCACGCCGTACAACTCGACAAACCCAAGCGGCTACGTCACCAGCTCTTCGCTTTCGAGCTACTTGCCTCTGAGTGGTGGCACGTTGTCGGGGAAGCTGACGACAGCGCAAATTGCTGGCTCGCAAGGCTCCAACGTCAGCACGCTTGAAATTCGCAACAACGGCGGAACAGGCGACTCGAATCTTGCCAACCTCACCTTCCATTGCGTCGGGGCTTACGGCACATCGCTGCACTTGCGTCCTGACGGGTACTTCGGTGTTGGTGGGTGGAGCGCAGGCACTTGGCGCTGGTACGTATACCTCGCAACCGGCGACATGGTTGCCGCTGGCAACGTCACGGCCTACTCAGATGAGCGCCTAAAAGAGGACTGGGCAGACCTGCCTGCTGACTTCGTTGATCGGCTCGCTTCGATCAAGAGTGGCACATACACCCGCATCGACACCAGGGCTCGCCAAGCTGGCTCTTCGGCTCAGGCCTGGAAGGAGCTGCTGCCAGAGGTTGTTTCGGTTGGTGGCGACGAAGACAAGACTCTGAACCTGGCCTACGGAAACGCGGCCCTCGTGTCTGCGGTCGAGCTCGCAAAGCGCGTCGTCGCCCTCGAGGCAAGGCTCGCAGCAATGCAGTCTTGAGTGGGCCACCAATGATAATTCTGAAGCATTGAAGGAGAGCTAGATGGCTCAGCTATTTTCAAACAACGCACGCGCATTTCTGGTGGCGGCTGTTACCTCGTCATCGACCAGCCTCACCATCGACGCTGTGATGGCTGATGCGTTCCCTGTCGCCAACGTGGGGACGGGTGCTGTGCCATCTCTGAACAACTGGTTCAAGGCAGTCTTGCAGGACTCGCTGGGCAACATTGAGATCGCCTATGTCAGGACTCGAGTGTCTGGCTCTGGCGTGCTTGGCAATGTGATTCGGGGGCAAGAGGGAACAACGGCAAGAGACTTCTCTGCCGGTGCTGTAGTAGGCCTGCGCCTCACCGCGGCCGACATCAACTCCATCGTCGACATCGTCTCAAAGAACAACGCGTTTACCGGGACCAATTCGTTTGCTGGTTCGACCGCGTTCTACGGAAGCACCTTATTTGCGACCGCCACGTCATTCTCTGAGGCCGTCAGCTTCGGCGGGGGTGTTTCGTTCTCCTCGACATCGACCTTCCTTGGCGCGGCCACATTCAATCTGCCGATCAATGGATCGCTCGCCGGGAATGCCGCCACCGTGACCAATGGCGTGTACACGATCGGCACCCAGACGATTAGCGGCGACAAGATGTTCAGCGGCCTGCTTTCGCTTTCGTCACCGCGCATCGTGATCGCCAACAGCTCGCTGGCCATGTACGAGATGCACATCCCGGGCAACTCGGCGCGTGCTTGGTACTTGAACACAGACGGCGTCACCCGCCTTGCCATTACAAACGGTGGCGGCGGCGCATCAACCGTGCTCCTTTCTGTCGACGGCTCAGGCAACACCACCGCCGCTGGCGACATCACTGCCTACTCTGACGAGCGTCTGAAAGAGAACTGGCGCGACCTGCCAGACGACTTCGTTGAGCGCCTAGCCCGAGTGAAGATGGGCGCATTCGACCGTAAGGACACCGGCAAGACTCAGGTGGGCGTTGGCGCTGCAAGCTTGCGCGACGAAGCACTTCCGCACGCGGTCCACACGGACTCTGACGGCAACCTCTCAGTAGCTTACGGCAACGCAGCGCTTGCGTCGTGCGTAGCGCTTGCTCGAGAACTGGTCGCCCTGAAGCAGAAGTTGGGGGTCTGACATGGGGACCGTAACGCAGTACAACTTAGCCAACGTCCAGGCGGCGCTTGGCGGCGCGAATCCAATCTCGATGAGCGAGTACTACCGTGGCGGTGCTTACGTCCCAACGTCTCGAACAACAACCGTTCGTGAGCCTGCAAGCGGATCAACCTACATCAACAGCGGCTCGTTCGCCACCAACAATCACTACTGGATTTACGCGAGCGACGGCTCGATTCTTACAATCGCATTCAATTCAAGAAGCTCGATTTACTCGGGCACCGGCTTCGCGTCGACTGTGACGAGTGGAGGCTATACGTACTACCGGGACACTTTGCAAACTACCGGAACCTCCATTTACACGGGGGTGACTTACTACTACCACGCCGTGTACAGAACAAGCTCAGGAACTTCCACTATCAACACCGGGGTTCCAAGCTCTGGTGCAATCGCAATCAGCCAACTTTTCGGAGCGGCCAACCCATGAACATCACACGATCACTTCATTCTGTATTTGTCATCCCGAGCCTTTCTGGTCGCGAGAACGTGGTAAGCCGAGTTCACTGGCAACTTCGCTTTGAGGAAAACGGACTTCATAGTGACGCATTTGTTGAGACGTTCCTCGACACAAGCTCCTTGAATGACTTCATGCCAGCCAACGAAATCGGTAATGAGCGGCTGTTGCAGTGGGCATACGACGCCCAG